CGGTCTTTTTAATGTTCTATTCATATTATTTTAGTGCGCCGTATATCCCTGCTCCAGTAGCCGCTGCACCTAATGCAGTTTGTAAGAATCCTGGATCTGGTACTTGTGATGTTTGTGTTCCTGATCCCTGCATTCCACCCATGATACCTGTAACAAGATTACCGTAGTTTTGTAATTGTTCTTGTGGTTGATACGCAGCCATTCTAGTTGCTTCTCTAGTTGCATCTAGGCCCGCTTGTGTTTGCGCTTGATTCAATGCGCCCAATGAACCTAAACGTGAAATATCTGTTCCTTGTAATCCAGGTAACGCAGAAGCTAATCCCATTTGATTTTGAAACTGTTGTTGAGCTGCTTGTTGTGCTTGACCAAAACCTTGTTGTAATAATCCTGCTTGTAGTGCTGCTCTGTTTCTATCTGAACCTGCTTGATATTCTGCTTGCATAACACCTTCACGTCCACCACCGAAAGCTCCTGATGCTACTGCTTGATCTGCAATTTGTTGTTGTTGAATTGCAGCATTTCTATCAAACTCTGCAAGTGATGCATCGATCACCTGTGATTGATATGGTGACATAAACTGTTGATAAGCTTGTGGTCCCGTTGCAGCTTGTGCTTGATCTAAAAAAGGTTGATATGATCCTAAACCTGCTTCAGCTCTTTTTTGTGCTTCTAATTGTAATCTGTCTTGACCTGCAACTTGTGGTGCAAGTCCTGCTAAATTTTGTTGTCTTACTTCAAATGCTCTTGCAGCATCTTGTCTTGCTTTAAAACCATCATCTGTTTCACCAGTTGCTCTTGTTAAACTTCCTAGTCCACCAGTTACAACAGGAACACCAGTAAGGGCTACGGCCTGTTTGGCTAAATCTGTTCCTATTTGTTCTACAAAAGGTGCTGGTCGTGATATTGTAACTTCTTCGGCCATTATAATATTTCCTCTAATCGTTGTGATGTTTTAAACATTTCTCTAGCGCCATCTAATCCTTGCGATTCTTCAGATACTTCACCTCCGGATTCGAGGTTTTTCATCATGTTATACATGACTTCTGCGCCCTTGTCTATATCTCCCTCACCTGCATTTCTAACAGCATCAGCTGTAAAGACAAACTCATTTTTAGACAGTCTAGCAGGCACATCGTCTGCTCTTTCCATTCGACCGATAGGTACAAATCCACCATCTTCTCTGTAATCTTTTTCCATGCCATCCATATCTAATAATGGCATAGTCTCTTTTGCTACCGGTTCTTTAGACCCTTCTGCATAACCCATTCTCCCACCGTCTTTTCTTCCTTGAGTTCCTGTTTGATAATTACTTCCAATAATACTAGGTGATAAAAAACGATAAGGATTGTTTCTAATTGCATCAATATCTATGCCTTGAGTTTTATAATACTTATCAAGATCAAAACCATCCTCTTCTTCTTTACCCACACCTAATGCATCTAGAGCAAAAGGAAGACCAAAGCTTAATCCTAATGTTTTACCAAGTGAAGACTTACCACCAGATCCTAGGATACCTGAAAAATCTACAAAATTATTTTTTGCAGGATTACCCATAAGTTTTTGGCCACCAAATAAAATATTTTTAGCACCATCTTTAGTAAAAATATTTCCTAGTTTACTTCTTGTAAGAAACTTACTAGGACTCATAGCTCCTTTAAACATTCCACCTAAACCAGATCCTCCTGCAAGATTACCAAGTGCTCCTGCGCCAAAATATAATAACGCAGCTTTACCTATTGGTGACTTAACAACTTTCTTAACTGCTCTTGTTGCTTTCTTAACTAACTTACCTAAGAAATACATTTGTCTTCCTGATTCAAGGTCCATGATTCCTCCTGTAGGATCATCTTCATCTTGCATCATTTCCATCTGTCTCATTCGTCCACCGTCCATGGCACCTGCTCTTGCTATTCCACCCTCTGCAAGACCTGTGAAATCAAAACTAGAGCCCATGAATCTTGGAGCAAGACCTGTGTAGTCTCTAGGGTTTACTTCATCTTCTTCTTCTTCTTCTGTATCACCTGTAGTATCCTCTAATAAATTTTGTTGTCCTGCACCATCATCTCTGTCGTCTATAAAATTTCCTGTAAGATCATATTTACCAGTTTCGTCAATATCATATGAAAAACCTTGAGTTGGATTACCATAAGCATCAGTTTTACCTGCCATTCTATTATTCATATAATCTTGATATGCTTGTTCTAAAGCGTCTTCTCCATAATTTAATCCAGGAATTTTTCCTGCTGCTACAACTTTATCATAGAAAAACTTTCTATTAACTGAATTATTACCTGCTAAAAATTTTAAATAACCTGGAAGATAATTAGGAGTATTATCTGTTGTAATAAATTTATCTTTTTCTCTTTCTCTTTGCGCTGCAGCTCTTTCTTCTGCTTCTTGTCTTTTTTTTATATTTTCAAGGTCATTAACTAAAACAGGATATTCTTCACCACCAATTACTGTTGTTGGAGGTGATACTTTCCCTGTTCCTTTTGGACCTGTAGATGACCCCACATTACCTACATTGTTTCCACTAGAAAAATTTGCTCCACCTGTAGATGCCATACCGGTAATTCCGCTTTTACCTGGTCCACTTCCAGGACCTTTGGCTTCACTACCATAATTACCTTCTGGTGGGTAAGCTAAAATTCCTTCAGGTGTCATTGTTTCTTGACCACCTAGTTCTACTAATATATCTTTTTCACTTGGAGTTATGTAAGCTAACATGTGATCTTGACCTTTAATTTTTCTCATAGGTCCACCTTCGTTCATTATCTGTTTAGCTTGCTGTGCGTTTGTTATTGCCATTACTCTGACGCTGCTCCTAGTGGTGGCATCGCTGCCACTTTTACTTTTAATGATCTTGTTATGTGTTCTTTTTGAGTAGCTGTTTCAGGATTAGCAATATCATCTTCTGCTTCTTTATCTGAATTGTACTCGTAATTAGTTTCTTTATTTCTTAATACTACTTCAGTTTCACACTTTACGACTGGTACTTTTTTACCATCTATCATTACGTATTCTACTGATCCTTCTTCTGTAAATGCCATAATTTAATCCCTGTTAATTTCAAGCAGTGATACAACTATATGTAATCTATCAGCTGTTACCGCCTGTGCCTTTAATACCTCATTTTCCAACAAAATGATAGGCTGTGTTATCATTTCTGTTGTGTTATTTGCTGCTATTGTCTTTGATTTAAACAAAGAAAACACAGCTGAACTAGCGTCTGTAATCGTCATCGTGATACTATCACCACTACCAGAGTCATCAGATACTAATATATTCTTAATAATAGCTCTTGATCCTGATGGTGTAGTATAAATAGTTGTGTTTCCAGTGGTAGTTAAATCTACCTTTGCATTATTATATATATTAGCCACTTATAAACCAAGAAAATCTTTCTTGCTCCTGTTTTTGTTCATCTAAAAATGTTGAATTTAATTGTTCTATCATCAAACTAATTGTTCTATTAATTTGTTTTTGGTTAGAAACATCATACTCTTCTTTTGGTTCTGGTAATCTTACTACTATTTTAGCCATTATCGTCTTCCATCAGGTTGTACATCTATTTTAAATGTTCCAAATCTCCAAGACTCAGAAGCAGAATCGTTTTCTATTTTTATATTAACAAATCTTCCTCTTGCCCTAGTATCCTTTTTATCAGTGCTAGATGTTATTGTAAAGGGACTTAAAGTTGTAGTTGTTTCAGATTGCTGCGGATATCTTTTAACTCCTAGTGTTACTTTAGCATTTCCTTGTAATGTTTTAAAATCAGGTACAAACCTTCTCATTGCAAGAAATGTTTCACCAGCTATGGTTGGTCCTGTAGATTTACCTTGTGCATTTTGTTGTCTTGATTGTAAATCAAAGTCGTATGATTTTACAAAAGATGTAACAGTTGTGGTTGTACCATTTGGATTGACTTGATCAGTACCTACCTCGTGTTCAAATAATGTTGTCTGACCTAATCCATCCTCACCTAGAATGACAGGAAATGTACCTGTTGCACTGCTATTATATTTAGTTGCAATAGGTTTTTGATATACGTTTGCATCAATCCATGTTGTTCTAGCTTCTGTGCCAATGTACCAAACACCACCTTTTACTGTTTCACCATAATTAAATACAAGATATTTGTCATTGTATTCTGAATTTGTAGATGGATAATACCAAACTACTTCTGTAAATAGATTGTTGATACCTGCATATACTTGTTGACCTTTTGTAGTATCTAAAGAGTCATATACAAAATCTTCAACAGAACATGGTAGTGATTTAACTGTACCATCAAACATAAATAAACCATTTGGTGACATCCAAAAAGCTACACCATCTATTTCAACAGCTGCATTTTTACCTATCAATCCACAGTTTGTACCAACCTGTTCAAAACCAAATGTAAAAGGTGCACCAATAAATTTCATTGTATACAAAGCATTGTCTGTCCAAACCAAAATTGTTTCTTTAGCTTTTAGTGAACCCATGATTCGTGTTCCGTCTTGCAGTCTTTGTGTACCGGCAGAATTGATTGCTGTAGGTGTGTAATCGTTAATATCTTCTTGGTCCGAGAATCTAATAAACATATCATCTTGTGTTGAAGTTGAACCAATAGTTGTTTCTGTACCTAAGTGAATTAAGTGACGTGTTGTTGGTGATACAAGAGTTACCCTTGTTGCAGTTGGATTATTAGATGTAGAAAAACCAGAAGTAGATGTTGATGCTCTAGTTGTTAATCTTGCTGCATCACCTGCGTTCCATGTAAATGTTTTACCGTTTGCAACTGTTGCAACTAATACTTGACCAAAGTTACTTAATGACCAAAGACCCGGTTCAAGAGATACCTCTGATGCAGGAGCTGCTTCACCCCAATCAACAAAGTCTGCAGCGTTAGTAACCGGAGTGCTTGATGAGTGTGCCGCTCTTGTAGAACCATCAACAGCTCTTACAATACCTGTTAAGTCATTACTAGACACACCTGAGTATGAAATTAATTCTGTTCCTATTTGTATTCTACCTGATGTAGGAAATCCTGTTGTCGATGTTAAAGTTATATTTGATCCTGATGTACCACTTGTATTATCTCCAAGTGTTCCATTTAATGTAGTTGTAACAGCACCTGTAACTGTTCCATCCCATTCTGATACACCCCAACCATAACCATAAGATTGTGCAGCTGGTCCTATTGTCTCATATGGTTTAATACTTAAACTACCACCTGTAGATACCGTAGCACTAGCATTTGATGATTGTGTTATTGTAAACGTATCTGATGTAGGTGTTGATGTAACTTGAAATAATTTATCTTCAAAGTCAGATGCAGAGTAACCTGTACCAACTGGTAGTGTTACACTATCTAATAAAATAATATTTCCTGGTGATAAACCATGTGATGCTTTTGTAACTGTACAAACAGCTGAATTATTAGTTGTTGCAATTGTTGCTGATGTTAATGTTGCTTTCAAAGGTGTTACATCATAGAGCTGACCTTCAAAGTATATTAATAAAAACTTATCTGTTCCTATTGCAACATATCTGTTACCATCTAAGTCAACAAATGCAAATTCTCTTCTTGCTACACCTACAATTGTATCTGTAACAAGTGATGACCATCCACCAACTTTTTCTGGTAAGTTATATCTAAAACGAACATTGTCACAATCAACCCATCTAAACTCTGCTCCAGAGTCAGTGTTTTGTTTGTCTATTCCTGGTAAGACTTTAAAATCAATTAGAGCCATGTATTAGCTCCTATATCTTGTCTTTGTATACCCAGCCTCTTGTTGCATTAACATACACCAATGTAAAAGCTGAAGCGTTGGTTGAAACTACTAAGTCAGATCCAGATCCATTTATATTAGATCCATTTCTTCCAACAGTTAAATTGTTAGATGCAAAGTTATTTCCACTATCAATAAATGTAACTTCATTTCCAATAGCAGGGGATGCTGGTAAGTTTATTGTAACTGCAGCACTAATACCACTTCCAGATGTATTTACTAATATTTGATCACCATTTACTGTAGTGTAAGTTGCGGATGGTGTATAGTATCCTTTAGTTTGTAGTTTACCTGTAATATTTGTGCCATCAGAATATAATAAAGTTGTAGAACCAATTGGTAAAGCTAGCCCTGTTCCTGATACAGTCTTAACTGTTAATGTATAATTAGAAGCTGATCTTGCTGTTGCATCTTCTACAACAAATACTCTTTCAGCACCATCAGGCATAGTCATGGTTCTGTTTGCTGTTAAAGTTCCTGTTAATTTAAAGTATAAATTTTTACCATTTGATACTGCACCATTAGATAAATCTAATGCTAAATCTGCAGCTCCTATGTTGTGACTAATATAACCAGATGCTGCTTGCTCTAGTTGTTGTAAATTTGTGTTTGTAATTGTACCCCAGGTACCTGCTTTTTCACCTGTTGTAATTAGCTCTAATTTTAGATCGCTTGAATATGTACTTGCCATTTATTCTCCTTATGGATTGTTCGGGTCAATAGGTACCCAGGTACCCGTTGCTCCTGGAACTATCGGGTTCCATGATATCACATTAACGGTACCTGTTGCAAGGTTTATTCTTACACCAGATGCAGCAACTGTTTGATTAACTTTTGTTGTTACATTACCTACAGATATCTCTATTTCAGAACCACCTGGCAGTATTCTAGCAGAAGCAGTAATTCCAACAGTTCCAGTGCTTATATTTACCCTGTTTCCTGTTACATCAACAAAGACTGTTACGCCGCCTGGATCAGCAAAAGGTGAGTTTGCAAAAGGTGTTGCTCCAAATAACATATTTTATCCTAACGATGTTTGTACAGGTTCCCAAGTCATACTTGCTCCTGGTACAATACCATCCCATTTTTTAATTAATACAGAACCATCTGCAACATTTATTCTACTACCATCTGGAGTAACTGTTGCTTTTGCAACAATAGTTACGGTTCCTGTTGAAATATTTTGTCTGTTTGTTGTAACAGTTACAGTTGCGTTTGCTTTAGTTGTAACATTACCTATTTCTAAATCTACCCTATTTCCTGTTACTGAAAGATTAGCATCTGCAGATATAGTAACAGTTCCTGTGTTAAAGTTTACTCTAGATCCATTTGGTAATACAGTTGCTTTACCAACTGTTGTAACACTTCCTGTATCGACTTCTAATTCAGACCCTGTTACAGAATATATAGATGCAAATGTTGGTGTACCTGTATTTAAGTTTACTCTAGATCCAGTTAAAGAAGTTACTGCTTTTGCAACAATAGTTGGATCACCTGTAGATACATTAATACGACTACCATCAGGAGATACAATAACACCTTGTCCTTCAATAATAGTTACATTACCAATTGTAAAATTAAGTCTATTACCAGTAACAGCAATATTTGCTTTACCTACTAAACCTACTGTGCCTGTTGATTCATTAATTCTAGACCCACTTACGCTTACAAATGCGTTAGGGTTAAATCCTGAGTCTCCAAAAGGTGCTCCTGCAAACGAAGTTCCGCCAAAAAACATAAATATAAATCCTTAAAAGGAGACAGGGGGTATGTGGTGGTGCCCTGCCTCCATCTAAGGATTATATCATCGTTTAAACCAAGAAGGAAGACCTAAATGTGGACGCTTGTCAAACATATTATCTTTAGCGCCTGGTGTTTTACGGTTGTTATAATGAAGAAATACTTGTATGCATTCCTTGCCTTTAAATTTATTTCTCCAATGTTCTAGCTCACAACCAGAATAAACCAGCATATCGCCTGGTTTTAAATCTACTTTAATACCTTTTTTACCTTCTTCTCCAGAAGGCTCTAAATATATTGGCCAATCATCACCACCAAGATTCATAGTTGTAGATATTTCACAACTAAATCTATCTTTGTGTCTTTTTAAAATATCGCCTTTTTTATATATTCTTGCATAAGTATATGCAGGATATAATTTTAATCCTGTTACCTTTTCCATTTCTGGTTGGCATTTTAACATTAAAGTTTCCATAGCAATATTAGAATACTGGCTATATGTTTCTGGTATCTGTTCGTTTTTACCTTCGTAGTGACCTATAATATTTTCAAAAGGTGAAATGTATCTAGCGTTTCTACAAGTATCATAAACTTGTTTCTGCATACTAAAATAATTTGCAACAAACGCAGCTAGATCTTTTGATATTGCTTGTCTGATAACTGTATACTTTTTCTTTTTAAAACTCATAATAAATTGCCACTTACTATTAATCTATTATTATTTTTATTTGGTCTTACTTCGTGAGGTATAAAACCAGGAAATATAATTAATTTTCCTGGTATGAATTTAATTTTTATTGTTTGATTTGTGTCAACTAGTGGATATCCTGCATCATAAAAATAAAGAGGAGATGAAGTTTCATCTCCCTCTATAAACCATACAAACGATGTTTCTCTCATTTCGTGTGTGTGTAAAC